TCAGCGTTCGACTGGTTTATTATTTCTTTATATTGTTCTTCAGTTATCAAACCTTTATTTTTTGCTATTTCTACTTGCTTTGCATTCCATAGTCCACGGTCAAAATTCTTTTTAATTATTTCAAAAGTCATAATTAACCCTCCATATTTAATACATTTTGGAACTCGAGTGCTGCTGCAACTCTTTCTTCTACCGTTGGTTCTGGTTCTGGCTGCGGTGTATTCCTTATTTCTTCTATTTTCGCCATTGCTTCTTCTTCCGATAAGCTTGAATCAATCCCCATTTGAGATCTAATAGCTGCAAGATTTTGTAAAGCAAACATAACTTGTCCCTGCTCGTCAGTCTCAACTATATGAGTAAAGACCTCTGATGCCGGATAATCTTGTTTTACTCTTTCCGGAGTTGCTAACTCTCCAGTTGGGAACATATACGTTTTTATACCTTCATATTTTTCTATTTTAATCATTTTATATCTCCTTTAATTTATAATTGTATTTTTAATTTTCAGATATCCAACTAATGGCGCTGCCCTGCGGATTGTTTGCCAAGTAGACGAGGTGGACTCTGCAGCACCATTAAAACTATATTTTGTTCCTGGGAATAGTTGTATATCATAATTTGTCGAGCTGTATGCATCAACAACACTACTATTGCTACCACCATACCCCCCAGCAAACAACGCATAATTTCCTACTGTCGTGGCTGCTAAGGAGCTCCTTGCTTGACTTAATCCTGTTGGTTGTGGTGTTGGTTTGTTTAGATTCTGATCATATGCATCTACTACATCAGAAAGATCGTTCATACCAGCATCCCCCCCAGCAAACAACGCATAATTTCCTACTGTCGTGGCTGCTAAGTCGTACCTTGTTTGACTTAATCCTGTAGGTTGTGGTGTTGGTTTGTTTAGATTCTGATCATATGCATCAACAACACTACTATTGCTACCACCATGCCCCCCAGCAAACAACGCATAATTTCCTACTGTCGTGGCTGCTAAGGAGCTCCTTGCTTGACTTAATCCTGTTGGTTGTGGTGTTGGTTTGTTTAGATTCTGATCATATGCATCAACAACACTACTATTGCTACCACCATGCCCCCCAGCAAACAACGCATAATTTCCTACTGTTGTCGCTGCTAAGTTGTACCTTGCTTGACTTAATCCTGTTGGTTGTGGTGTTGGTTTGTTTAGATTCTGATCATATGCATCAACAACACTACTAATGCCACCACCACCATCCCAAGTACCAGCATCCCCCCCAGCAAACAACGCATAATTTCCTACTGTCGTGGCTGCTAAGGAGCTCCTTGCTTGGCTTAAGTTTGTTACGGCTATTTTTGTAGGTGGTGAAACTGGCAAATTGAAATTAATAGTAGCATATCCACTACCCCCGCCTCTCCTTGTGATTATTGCGTTTCCCATTATCTCACCACCTTCAATTGTATAGGAATATCAACCTCTGGTAAGTCCTCGAAACATGTTGCGCTTATTGAATCGTTGGCTGTTATAATCTGAGACACACATCCCCACGCTTCAAGTTGCGACATCGCCGTTTCTGTTGTCGCACTTAAAACAACGTCAACAATAGGTGTATCTGTTGATAATATCCCTGATATACTTATTGTTTGAGTATAAGGAGCTGTACTCGACCAATCACTTGCACTCAAGGTAGCGGTGTATAATTCTGTTACGCTCCCCACTAGCTTTGTAACCGCATCTTGAGACATTACGTCCGTCGTGCTTGTTCCTGTTGTCTGTACTACTGCAGCTGCAGCCCCCGCATCTCCTTTATCTCCTTTATCCCCTTTATCCCCTTTATCTCCTTTATCCCCTTTATCCCCTGTTTCTCCTTTCAACATTAATACTTGTACGTTTGGGTGCTTGACAAAATTATTACTCATTCATATTCCCCCTTTATATATCAAATCCGTTCAGTCCAAGATGTGCATGAAACAAATTTGGCTCTATTTTTAATATCCCTCTTCGAAGAGTAAATACGTCATAATTGACTCCTATTTGGAAATCATAATAATAATTTCCGGGCTCTAAATATTCTGTATCATTTGGTGCTATTCTTATTCTATAAGTCACCGACTTTTCATCTGTTCCTACAATTTCTATTCCGTCTCCTATAGATTTTTTAAAGATAACGTCATAGTCATCATAATTTGACTTACACGTAAAAAAGGCGGTATCTAAGTTTTGTACTCCTTCATCAAATTCAACTTTTAATCCGAAGGACATTGTATCTCCCCGGACCATCACTACATTTTGTTCATATGCCACTTTATCCCTCCTATAGCCATCGTGAATATTTGTCTATGTTTATTTGCGTAATATCACCGCTCCAACTAATAATATTTTTCCCTACATTTAACACAAAATTTTCATAGTTTCCAGTGACTAATCTGTTTTTTAATATTCCATCTTTATACGCTTCCATTTGTTGTGCATCAATCGTTATATATTGTTCTTCTCCTAATCCTATTAAAAATATTTGTGAACCATTTAAGCTTAAATTTATATTTCCGCTCCCGTATATTGTCATTATCGGCCTTGATATATAGTTCCCATTGTTCCTTATTTCTATCTCTTCTACATCATTGCTTTGTAAATTAAGGTCTAGAGTAAAATCCATTGCTGTATTGGCCACAATGTAGAAATAAACGTAATTATAGGTTTTGTTATCATCTAATACTGAATCAATGGAGACGGTACTTCCATCTTGTAAGGTGACGTATTGCCCCCCAAAAGAATTTGCATTTGACGGGCTGTTATATATCATCCTTATAGAACAAGCTGAAACTCCTGTACCCTCTCCGAACGCATCAAGAGTATAACTGCCTGGCTTCAAAGATAAACTATTTATGGGCATATAAATTTCTGTTGCTGCAGAACCCGTCCCGCTTATTCTTATATTTCCATTTGCTGCATTAACGGTTATTCCATTAAGAGTCTTTGTATAATCATTAAAACTTAATAGTTGGTTAGTTATTGTGAATTTTTTTGTTGTCTCAATATTCGAATATTTGAAAGGCTGCACGTGCATTGTCACATTTGCGGTTTTAAATCTAATCAATCTTTCAAAGTCTATTTCATCTAATATCTGATATTTGTAGTATTTATCAGGTTCATTGGAAAAAATCACTGTTCCTTCACTATTAAAATATGAAATTATATCATCAATGTTGTAATTATATGAAAGACCAATAGTAAACGTCTTATCATAAGCTGAATATCCAAGCTTCGTGACAATATCACCGTCTCTACCGTCTATTTCCTCTATTGACGTTCGTATTTTCGGCTTTTTAATAGGAGGCAAACTTTGAATTATTAATCCTTGCAACAAACCGCTGCTTTTACCGTTTAAAATTATTTCGTTTAGCACTTAACCACCTCTCTATCTATAAATTGCCCTGGCCACGGTCTTTTCAACGAATTTACCCATTGTTTGATCGTCCATTTCTACGGTCATTTCACTTAATGCTTGCTTAAATGATTTCACCAAATAATCAAAATCATCTTGTGAACTCGGCATATTGCCATCTCTCAATGTCCCTTGCATAAACATTGAATTTCGCAACTGATTGGCGACTAATTTAATCCATTTTGTATTATGTTCAAGAGGAACTATAGCTTCTGCTCCGTCTTCTCCTGCTAGAACTGTACGTGGCCCATCGTCTACAACTCCACCTTTAGCCAAACGGGGCAATTTTACATCAGCTATATTCCCAATACTTACTCCAGGAATCATATTAATCAAACCAATAGCTCCATTGATCAATCCAATAGCACTATTAATAGTATTTTCAATCAAGGATATAATGCCATTAATTCCGTCTTTCACCGCTCCACCAATAGCATTGGCAATGTTTGTACCAAGATCACTGAATTTGTCTTTAATAGTATTCCATAGGTCACCAAAGAATTTCCCCCAGCTTGAAAAGACATTCTTGACCGCTTCCCACGCTGAATTAAATGTATCTTTGAAGAAATCTTTTACCGCACCAAATACATTTTTGATATTGGACCATACGTCTTGAAAGAAATTTGCCCAAGTATTGACTATCCCTTTTATTCCTTCCCAGGCTTCTTCCCAATTTCCAGTCAATACGTTTTTTACTACACTGAATATCTTTGCTATTGAGTCCCAAACGGCCTGAAAATACCCTGTAACAACATTCCATACTGCTTTTATTGCTTCCCAGGCGGTACTAAAAAAGTCTCCCAGGACTTTTGCAACAACGCTGAATACTGTTTTGATATTTTCCCATATAGTCTGAAAGAATGGGACTACTACATCCCATACCACCTTGATTGCATTCCAGGCGGCACTAAAAAAGTCTCCCAGGACTTTTGCAACAACGCTGAATACTGCTTTGATATTTTCCCAAACCATTTCAAAATATGGAGCTACCATATCCCATACTACTTTTATCAGTTCCCACGCCTCATTAAACGCATCACCTATAGCATTTACTATAGGAGCAACCGTCTCAACGATTCCATTAAATAAATTACTGAAAAATTCTGTGGCTTGTCCCCAAATTTGTTGGATATTCCCCCACAAATCCCCGAATAAACTCTGTAAAGGTTCACTTAATCCTCCTAAAAAGGCGGTTATAATCTGTGGTAATGCTTTTACTAATTCTACTACTACGACGGGGATTGCTTGCACAAGCGCCATGAATAATTGGACCGCTCCATTTAATAACGTGGGCAATTCTTGAAGCAATGCACCCACAATACTCATCACTATTGTTGGTATCTGAGGAGTTAATAACTGAATAAAGATAGGAATTGCATCAATTATCGCCATTAATAATTGTACGGCCCCATCTAACAAAGCATTTATACTTCTTAATAATCCATCTATTATACTGTGAACAATTGTTGGGATATTTTGAGTTATTATTGGGATAATTTGTGGTATTGCATCTACGATCCCATTTAGCAATTGAACTGCTCCGTCTATAAGAGCTGGAAGACCGGCAACTAATCCATTTACAAGAGCATCTATGAGCTGTGGCAATGCTTGCATAATGGCTTGTACCGCA